CGTTAATTGTCAGTGCGGCTGTGCTTGTATTATCTGACCAAATATAAACACCAGCATTAACTGTTGCAGTAACAGATGATATACCGTTCCATCCAGCAGCCAATGCCAATGTTCTTAAATTGGCTTCTTGTTGATTCGCTGAAATAGTAAAAGAAAACAAACTTGATTTACCATAAAAATCAGCAGCAACACGAATTGCACCTGAAGGTACTCCAGCCAATGCTCGTGGTGCTGTAGCACCTATCGATATCATTGATGTTGCTGTATTACCTAATTCAACACCAATATCAGCGCTCATCCGTATTGCGCCATTTGCCGGTAATGCCATTTTACTTCAACCTTTTTTTTATTTCTTCTACATCATCAGCTAATTCGTTAATTGCTTGAATAATAATACCTGCAAGTTTTTCATAACGAACTGCTTTGTATCCATCTTCTCTAACTGCAACCACTTCAGGTAATATCTGTTCAATTTCTTGTGCAATTACGCCTGTATCGTGTTTGCGAACAAAATACTTATCTTCACCACCTCGTTTTTCAATGACTTCATCTTTCCAGTCAAACATAACACCACGAACTTTGCGTAGTTTGTAAAGAGCTGCACCAATTTCTTTAATGTTTTCTTTAAGTCGTTCATCAGAAGAATAATAAGCAGTCACCTCATTTGTTGCACGAATCTCACCAGTTGTGCCTGATGCAGGTGTGCCAATACCCAAAGAATTTAATTGAACATTTGATGCAGTTGTATATTGTGTTCCAGTTGCACCAGTTGGTCCTGTAGGTCCAGTTGGGCCTGTTGGTCCTGTTGCACCTTGTATACCTGTGGCACCACCTGCAGGACCTGTAGGTCCTGTTGGTCCTGTGGAACCAGTTGCACCTAATGGACCGGTTGAACCAGTAGCACCGCCGGCCGGTCCTGCTGGTCCTGTCGGACCTGTTGGTCCAGTTGGGCCTGTGGCACCAGTTGCGCCGTTTCCTCCTCCACTATTACTACCGCTAGGATATGGTGTGTAGTATGATGTTAAAGAAACACCATTAGCAAAACTAACACCACCACTAACTATAACAATGGTAGGACTATATTGATTTGCTTTTTGTATTGATTCGGCAGGAACAGATATTGTGTAACTCATGATAAATCTTCTTTTAATTTATCTGTGCCTATTAACTCAATCAATGAGTTTTGTGTAGCACCAAGATTTGAGAATTGTAATACAGTAAAATATTCTTGCATTATTTCGTTTGAATTGGTGTAAAAAGTAATATCACCATTTCTTCTATCATCAATTAATGTCTGAAGTGTTTGTATATCAAAAATGATTGTATTCATTGTGGCATTTGAAACATTACTATTTGCACCAGAAAAAGAATTACTTAAAACAATATAATCATTGGCCAAAACATTTGCCTGTGCAGACAAATCTGGACCAATATACAAACTTGTAAAATTACCAAGAATAGGAACGTTATTTTGAACACCATCACTCTTGTTTGTAATGTTCAACATTTGACGACCAACAGCTAAAGCTAGATTTAAATCAGGATATAAAGTTGCATCAGTAGAAACAGTTACACCAGAAAGATTATTGGTATGATTTGCAAAATTTTGTAGTGAACTGTAGGTAGATAAAGCGACATTGGCCATCGTATTGGCCAAATCTGTATTATTATAATTGTAATTTATTGTGTTTGCATATGAAGCAATACCGGTTACAAATACAGAAATTACTCCCAAATTATCGTTATGTGGATTTTGAAAATATCCGTAAACTGTATTTGATGAGATATCATCAATTTGCCATTGAGATAAATTGATTGATGTATTTCCAAGAAAATTTAAAACTCCAGGTGAAAGAGTATCTGCACCATCAAATTTGGCAGTATCAAAATTAAAACCTAATCTAGCGTATATACTCATCTTAAATTTCCATTGGTTTGGTTGGTGGTGAAGTTGGGAAACCTCTATTACCAATATGCACATGAGTATTGACTTTCATGCGGAACATTTCTACTGAACCAAACATATCAGATACCATTGGTGCAAACATAGAAACACCTGCATTAATCGTAGTACCAGCAATCATATAACCAATCGTTTCAACTGATTTGGTGGCCGACAATGAAATCTTAGCGGTAATATTACCATCAGCCTGTATTGACTGTGAACAACCAATATCACCACGAACCATTAAGTCTGCATTGATATTGACTGTTGAGGCACCAAGATTAATGTCACCAGATGAATCGATATCAATGTCACCATTTACAATCAGGCGTGAATCGCCTTGCACGACCTGTTTAACACTACCTTTAATGTTTTCGTAAGCGTCACCATCAATCTGTGTATAGGCATCACCTTTTACATTCAAAACAGAATCACCTTCAATTGTAATGTTACAGACACCTTTAATTAATACATTTTTATCTGAGGCAATGATTTCATAACCTTTACCAATAATCTTATGTACCTCATCACCATTTGGATGCATCTCAATAAACGAACCAGAACGGTGTTGTAGTCGAACCCGTTCACGAGTTGGTGTATCGTCCATTTCAAATGAATGACCACCTTCAGTTTGCTGAATTGTATTATACGGATATATCGGTTGATAATCGGTATTAGCTGCTGATTCAGGTTCAGTCCATGCGTATATTGTCATCAAGGTCTCTCAAAAGTATTCACTGCTGGTACAATTTCATTTTCAATAACTAACTGTGCATCTTGAGCAATCGCTAATTGGTCTTGTCGTATACCTTCAACTTCTTTGGCAATATCTTTACCAACATTAATTGCATCAGAAATACCTTGTGTAGCAGCACTTAAACATTCACTTAAAAACTTTGCAATACGAGCAGGTAATGTGGCAATATACTGTATTAATTCTTGTAGTGATTGTATAAATGCCTGTATATCTTTTAATGGCTCTAATTGGTCACGAATAAACTTTTGTATTTGTTTTACTTTTGCTTTGATTGTTTTGATGGCATTACGAATCTCATCTGCAAAAGGTGAAGAAGCTGTAGAAGCCCATAGGCCTTCAATTGTTGTTCGTAATGTATTAATCAATCCACTTACTGATATTGTTAGTTTTGCAATCTCAAACTTAATGCCGGCAGGTATATCACACACATGAGCCAGATTAGAGTTTGCTTGTGAGATGGCTGTATTTGCAACCACACCTCGTGCCAATGGTGCCAATGTTGGTTGACCAACTTGATACTGTATTTGACCTGACGGTGGTGTGGCAGGTTTTAATGAACTCTGTGGTGAGAAACCTTTTGATTTATCGTATGATGCTTCAAAACCAGGAAATACTGATAGTAATACTGGCGCCTGTGCTGATTCACCATCAGAGAAGAAACCCATTACATAATCACCTAGTCTTGGTGGACTAAATGATTTAGAATTACTTGGTGATAAACCTGGTTGAGCCCATGGTAAATCTTTAGTTGGTAACTCTTGTAGATTATCAGTATGCCAACCAAATACACGCACACGAACACGACCAGCTTTTAATGGGTCGTTTGTATCTTCAACGACACCATACCACCATGTGAATCCGTCTTTACCTAAAAAATTATCCATTGATTGCTTCTCTAAACTCAGGACTATTATTGTCAATTTGTGAGTATGCTGTTGGTGAACTATCTTTTGTAATTTCTAAAACTGTTTGATATGCACCACCAGATGTAATAATATGTCTTACTGCTGTTATCAAGTATGTTCCCGAATAATATCTATCCAACTCTTTTTTACTTGTTGATGGCTTTAATGTTAGTAAATTAAAATCAATTGTTCGACCAGCCGTGATACCAGGATCTCCAGGTATTGTAATCTTTACTACTGTGTAGTTTGCTAGACCAAGTTGTGCAGTTCGAAGTGGTATATAATTCTCAACGCCTACATCTTTTGCAACTGAACCAGGTCTTTCTTTAACATATGCCAAATCATTTTGTGTTGCATTAGAAGTCATAACCTTAATTCTAGATTCATACGCTTCATTTTGAGTTTTACCTACACGATTCTTTAATGGCACCAATACGTCATTCTTATTAAGAGAAGATGTTTTCTTTTTCTCAAAGTAATCTTTATAATTAAAATCAGTTGTTTTATATGTTCGTGTCAATGTATCAATTGTAATTAACTTGTTTGCAAATGTACCAGCATTAATATCTTTAAGTGCATCATAGGTTTTAGCAAATTCATAATCCAACACGGTGACTGTTTTTTCTTGAAAATCTTGAATCGTATCTTCAATGTTTTTGGCCTGATAACGATATGTACCATAGATTGGGTCTTTAAACATAGATTGCAAAGACCTAAAATTAAAACCATCTTTAGTTTCAAAAAATAACATATCAGCACCAACTGTACCAGTTAGTTTGGGTCTGGCATACTGTGATATCCAGCTGATAGCTTCAAATGGTTTTAAACGAGGTACTATAAAGTTGTAGATACCTGTTGTTTCTTCTATTCTAGTATTTTTTTCTTTAACTTTTAATTTATCTACAAGAATGTCTTTGACTATCTCAGAGATTTTCATAGAATACGATTTACTAATTTTGATTTGTTCGGATAACAATAATTCTTCAGAACAAAAGTAAAGTGTAAAAACTTCACTATTCATGTTACCACTAGGTTTTCTATCACTTGTCTTATATACTCTAAACAACTGGTCGGTTGAGTTTGAACCAGTCCGTATTTTACCAAAATTGACCTCAATAAATTCATTACCACTTAATTGAAACAACTCCAAGAATCCTTGTGCATCTACGAGTGTAATATATCCTGAAGCTGCAAAACTATAAATGTCCTCATAATAAGACATTTCAACCAATAACTTTTTCAACTCAAACCGTTGGCCACTTGCGGTCAACAGATTGAGTGTCTGTATCGAAAAGTCTTGAGGGTAATATGCACCAGGAGATTCAACTACTGGAACTTGTTGATTATTTTCCATATTATTGTGACATCAATGATTTAAATTGTGATTCTAATTGGTCAACGTAGATTGAATTGAGTATGTTAATTTTTCTTTTTGATTCGTTTAATTCTAATTCATAATCATAGATAGTAACGATTCTTTTTGTGGTTGCAACAGTTACAGTAGAGTTACCAATTGTATATGTCTGTGTATTTTCAATAATGCTGTTATATTCTGTTTGATTTACATCAATCGTATTAATTGTTATTGTATTGGTAGAATTATCTGTTTGAGTTAGTTTCTTTTCGTAACTATAAACTGTGGTTGTTGTATTACCTGACGGATACTTTTCTGCCATGTAAGCATCAAATACTGTAGAGTCCATTGGCCATGACCATTGTGGGTCTAGTAGTTCATTGGCAAATAAAACAATCCAATACCGATATGAATCACCATAATATTTGTATGCAATCGTTTCTGGTGTGTCACCTTCTTGTATATCATATGAGTAATAAACAAGAGGATTCTTTAATACATCAGGTATAATACTGGCTCGTGCTAAAAGATTAGTAAATACACGAGAGATACCGACATTATCGGTTTGAATTATTTTAGGTAATGTATCAAAGTATTGCATTAATAACCTGCCTTAATCTTATCTTTGTCAATGAGTTCGATTTCTTTAAAGTTCATCGTTAGTGTTGTCTGAACTGGTGCGCCATTATCATATGCAGCCCAACCATTTGGTGCATAGTTTACATCAATACTTTCAATAACACTTTCAGCCACTCGTGTCACATTACCATTTCGTTGGCCATTGAAAAGAAAATCTAAATCAAATGTTGATGGAGGTACAAAGAACATACCAGCTGCAGCCGTTGTAATTTGTGGTGCGGCATGAAAACGAAACAGTTTGATAATTTCTTTTACAGTTTCAGCCTCTTGACGAGAATATGGTGTGAAAGTGAATGCCATCTGATAGGTACGAAAATCAATACCTTCAAATAATAATTGTTGCTGAGGATTAATGGCAAGGCCTTGTGTTGATAATGCCAACTTGGCTGCATTAGATTGTGCAACTGTTAAACCTAAACTACCCATTCTACCTAAAGTATTTAAAATAGGATGTTTACGTTCACCGTTTTTATTTAATCCAGAAGTGGCAGATGTAAAAGCACCTGTGGCTTCTTTGGCCACATCCATCAAAGATAAATTACCATAACCAGCATTGTATTGAAAGTTTAAGGTATCTGGAATATATAATGATATTGTTGCAACTTTTCGTTTCTTTTTTCTTTGATACCTTCTAATGAACTTGATTTTGCAATGAACTTTTTGGCTTCTTCATAAGTAATAGGTTCAATCTCATTGACTGAAAACTGAACAATATGACCTTTTGTAGCTGAACCTAAATCTCTAGGATACTGTAAACTGTTTAGACCAAATTTATTACCAAACAATGCTCCAAGAGGACCATTAATGATATTACCTGGAATTGATACACCACCGATGGATGTTGGTATTGAAATGATAGCCATTAGGTTGTCCTAAAAAAGAATATACATATTATTTATGGCATATTCTGGACGATTTACACCCTCTAACCCTCAAAAATACATTGGGGATTATAACAATATCATCTACCGCTCATCATGGGAAGCAAAGGTGATGAACTGGCTTGACAAGAATCCAAGTATTATCTCGTGGGCATCTGAAGAATTGAATGTTCCTTATCTCTCACCAGTTGATGGCCGTTGGCATCGTTACTTTCCAGACTTTATTGTAAAGATGAGAACCAGAGATGGTAAACTCAAAACAATGATGATAGAGGTCAAACCAAAGAAACAATCACAACCACCAGAACCACAGAAAAGAATCACTAAGAAATATATTCAAGAGGTGGCCACATGGGGTGTCAATCAATCTAAATGGAAAGCCGCAACCGAATTCTGTTTAGACCGTGGTTGGGAATTTCAGGTTCTCACGGAAGACCATCTTGGACTGTAACTAAATAGTAGATGGCATCTAAACTAACTCAACTCGCAAGACAAAAGACTGCTTCGGAACTTCAATCGATGGGCCGAGATGCTTATCGTTGGATGACCAAGAAGATTAGTCAACTTGGTAATATTACAGGTATTGCTTCTACGATTGCACAAGAAAATAGAGGTAATCATTTTCATAATGGTGGCCTGTATTTCTTCTATTATGATCCAAAAACAAAAGCAGACTTACCATATTATGACCGATTCCCATTGGTATTGGTATTAAACATTGAATCAGATGGTTTTACTGGTCTGAACCTACATTATTTACCAATTCAGTATCGAGTCGCCTTTTTGGATAAATTGATGGATTTTGCGGTGGTTGACGGCAATAAAGACATACAGCGTATGAATGTCACCTATGATATATTAAACGCCTCCAGACGGTTTAAAGAGTTTAAACCATGCTTCAAAAAGTATTTGATGAGCCATGTCCAGTCAAAAATACTTGCCGTGCAGCCAAATGAGTGGGATATTGCGGCATTCTTGCCAATACAACAGTTTAGGAAAGCTAGCGCCACCAAAGTGTGGCAAGAATCATTAGAACAGATACGATAAGGAATCAAAATGCCTGGTAATATTAACGACTTTAAGGCAAGTTTTCAAAAAGATTTATCACGCCCACATAAATTTGATGTGAATATTCCTATTCCTTTGACATTGATACCTTATATTAAATCTGCAAAATCTCTCACCTATCGTTGTGAAAATGCACAACTACCAGGAAGAACATTTGCTACGGCTGAACAAAAGACATATGGACCAATTGAAAAGTATCCATATCTCAACACATACACCGATATTGATATGACTTTTATTATTGATGATGATATGAGTCAAAAGATTTTCTTTGACGCATGGTTAAACTTTATCAATCCTTTATACAATAACAATATGCGTTATAAAGGTGATTATTCAACAGTCATTACAGTCAACCAATATGATGTGACTAATCAAATATCATATTCGTGTAATCTATATGATGCCTATCCTATTTCTATGAATCAAATGGACTTAGATTGGTCATCTGATGGTTATCATAAACTCAATGTAACATTTGCCTATACTTACTGGCAGAACAATTCTCTACAAGCACTTGGTATGGAATTGGTCGATGCAGGTATCAACGCAGTAAACAATATTGTGGGTGGACTTGGTGGCAATGCCGTTGGTGCTGCTGGCACAGGAATTAATAATGTTATAAATGATGTAGCTTCTACTTTCCGTAGATAATTTTTAAAATGGAGTGAAAACACTATGGCTTTACCAAAACTTGATATACCAACCTATGAAATTGAATTACCAATTTCTAAAAAGAAAATAAAATTTCGGCCGTTTCTTGTAAAAGAACAGCGTAATCTGTTAATGGCATTGGAATCAAATGAGACCAGCACCGTTCAACAAAACATTCGTGATATTCTTAACAATTGCACATTGACTGAGAATGTTGATATTGATAAGTTACCCATTATCGATATTGAATATTATTTTATCAACCTTCGTGCCAAATCAGTTGGTGAGGTTGTAGAAACTCGTTATCGTTGCAACAATATTGTCAATGATACTGAGTGTAATAATGTTATGGAAACAAATATCAATCTACAGAATATTAAAGTATTACAAGATAAGTCAATTGATCCTGAGATTAAGGTAACACCTAAGATTACTATCAAACTGAAGTATCCAGAGTTTGGTGTTGTCAAAGATTCATTAAAGTATGACGATATTAATCAAGTGACCTTTAACATGATTGCAAGTAGTATTGAATACATCTATGATGGCGAACAGTTCTACTATGGTCATGAAACATCACCAGAAGAAATGTTACAGTTTGTTGAAAGTCTTAATGCTGAACAGTTTAAGAAAATTGAAGAATTCTTTGAGAATTTACCAAAACTAAAAGAAAATGTTAATATCACCTGTGGTAAGTGTGGATATCACCACACGATAGAGGTGGAAGGGTTAGAGAATTTTTTCGGTTAATATTTCGTCATGACAATCTGAGTAATTATTATAAAACGAATTTTTCGTTGATGCAGCACCATAAGTATAGCTTGACCGAACTTGAAAACATGATGCCTTGGGAAAGAGATATCTATATCTCTCTTTTGATACAATATATTGAAGATGAAAATCAAAAGATAAAAGAAAGACAAAAGAAGCGATAGATGGATTATCAAAAGGCCAAAGAAATAAGAGGCAAATCTCTTAGCTCTCTCATCACCGATAAGATTGTTGGTGGTGAAGGAGTTATGTCGTCCATTCGCCAGTCAATGTCAGAAAGAAGTAAGGCTCGTGCTACTGGTATCAAAGAAAAATTTGACCCACTAAACATAGTCAAAGCACTCACAGGTGGTTCTCGTGTTGCACCTGCCATTCTTGGTCGTTTAACTGGTAGAAGTCCAGAAGCCATTCGATATTTTGCTGGCGATCCAAAGAAAAAACAAATGTCATCTGGTATCAGTTCTGAAGATTTACAAGGTGCCACCGAAACTCTTGGTTCCATTTATGCTCTCATGGTAAAAATAGAAGAAGAAAAAAAACAAGATGAAAAAAATAATGCTCGTAAACAAAAAACAGAGCAAAAAGAAGAAGATGACCGAAATAAAGTATTAATCAAAGCATTAACTGCACGAATGAAACCAAAGAAACGTGCCAAAGAAGAAAAGAAACAAGAACAAGAACAAAAAAACACCGAACAGAAACAAGAGCAGACACAAAAAAAGACCGAGAAAAAACAAGAAGGTCAAGAAAAGAAAAAAGAAAAAGAAGTAAAAAAAGAACAAGAAGTTAAAAAAGAAACAATTAAGAAGGCTGAAGAAAAAAAGCCTGAAATTGTTCCACCAAAAGAAGTAAAACCTAAACCTACTGCAAAGCCAGAAGCACCACCAGCTGTCAAACCTCCAACAGCCGCAAAGATTCCACCTGTAGTGGTGAGTGGTACAAAAGGTTTAGTTTTGGGTGCTTTAGTTGCTGCCGGTTATTCTAAACAAGCACAGGCCAATGTAATGGCCAATGTGGATAAAGAATCAAATTTTAAACCAAGAAGTGAAGAACTTGGTAAATACTCAGCAAAAACATTATTCAAGTTATATGGACCTCCTGGTGTACCAGATGGCCAGCCAGCCGATGGTAAAAATAAAGTTCGATTTCAATCTATGAGTGAAGCACAGGCGGTTGTGAGTAAAGGACCTGAAGCTGTAGGTGATGTTATCTATGGTGGTCGTATGGGTAATGATAAACCAGGTGATGGTTTTAAATATCGTGGCCGTGGTTTCATACAGATTACAGGTAAAGAAAACTATGACAAAGTTGGTAAATTGATTGGTGTTGATTTAGTAAACAATCCTGATTTAGCCAATGATCCCGAAGTTGCTGCAAAAATTGTACCGGCATTCTTTAAGTTACGATTAAAGAAACCAGAAGATTTAGAAAATATTGATGCAGTGAACAAAGCGGTAGGATCTGCTAGTGTGCAGTCAAGAGAAGATAGAAAAAAACTGGCTGTTGCATATGCCGCTGAGTTAAATACTGGTAATCAACTCAGTGCATCTTCTACTGAAAATAGAGAACTGAAAAAGAATATGACGGATTCTGCACCGGCTCCAGTTATTGTAAATAATAACAATACAACTCAAACAAAGAAACAAACACCTATGCCACCACCTGCAGGTGATGATAGATCCGCATATGCAAAGAAAGTAAACTAAATGGATTACTATAAAGCACAATCGATTCGTAAAACAGGTTTATCTGATTTAATTGCCAATGAAATCACTGGTGGTGGTAGCATTACTTCTTCTATTGGTAAAGGCATTTCACAAAAATCATCAGCGGCTATGACTGGCCTTAAACAAAAGTTTGACCCATTAAACATTGCTAAGTTTGTAACTGGTGGTTCTAATTTAGCGCCTGCGATGTTAGGTCGTTTGACTGGTAGAAAAGAAAAAGATATTAAATTTTTTACTGGTAAAAAACAGTATGATACTGCATCAAAAATAAAACCAGTAGAATCTGGTGATGGCCTGAATGATATTTTAGGTAAAATGTTGAACTTTATGCAAAGTATCAATGCAGCTGAAAAAGCAAGACGAGATAAAGCCAATCAGTTTGCAGAAGAAAATGCATCTGAAAAAGAAAGACGCCACAAAGAACTGATTGAAGCCATTACAGGCCAAAAATACACCGGTAAAACAGCTGCAAAAATACAAAATCCTGAATCACCTGGAGGTGGTGGTATAGTTGATGATGTTTTGTCAAGTTTAGGTTTAGCAAAGATTGCTAAATCTGCATTGAGTGGTTTAGGTAAATTGGCTACATTTGCTGTTGGTCCTGTTGGATTACCATTGCTTGCCGCAGCCGCTATTGGAGGATTTGGGTATTTCATATACAAAGCATTAAAAGAAGAACCTAGTTATGAAGCAGAACAAGAAGCCAAAGGCATAAAACAAGCAGAATCAGTTGGTGGATTGGCTGGTGTTGCTGATGAAAGAGAAAAACGCAAAGCAATGCCAGAGTATGATAGAACTATGGCAGAGATAAAAGATTTTGAAACATATCAAAATGAAGGTGAGAAATTAACCAACAAACAACTAGAAGGATTTGGTAAAAGAGGACCAGGTGCCTTAGAGGCTGTTGAAGATTATAAAGTGGCTCGTGATAAGTATCAGAAGATTGTAGGTGAAACACCTGAGATGGTTACACCAGCATCACCGCCAGCTACTGAAAGTATGACACCAACATCTTCACCAGCGAGTGAAGTACCAGCTACTGAACCGGCCGCAGGTGCAAAACTCAGCCAAGTTCAAAGTGAAAATATGAATCTCAATATACCCGAAAGTAAAGAAGATCCATCTTCTATTATCAATAACAATTCAGTTAAAAGTTATGCAGAGGGTGGCGGAAAGATTCCAATGCCTGCGGTGAGAAATCAAGAACCAACATTTCAAGATATGATATTATACAGTACCAGAGTTGTATAATAACCAATAAAAAACCCACCGTAAAGGTGGGTTTCTTTTAAGTGAGAAAAGATTACTTCTTCTTTTCGTCTTTCTTAACTTCTGCTTTAGGTGCTTCTTTCTTTGGTTCTTCTTTCTTAGCAGGTGCCTGAGCAAATGCTGCAACAGCGAACATAGAAGCTACGAGTGCGGTAAGATACTTCATTTTACTTCCTTTCAATCAAAGTTAAAAAATCACAAACAACTCATTATCAATCTTCTTCAGCTAACTTGCTGAAGTAAGCCATATCATCATCTTCAGAATCATCTTTAAATGGAGAATCTTCTGCTACTGCCTTAGGTGCAGGCTTTGCTTTGGCTTGTTCTACGGTTGTGCGTGGTGCTTCACCATTGAGACCGAGAACTTTGTCTAAACGTTGCTTCAAAGCATCATATGACTTGAACTCACCAGCTTTTAATAGTTCCTGTAGAGAATGTTCAGACTTCCAAATCTTCTCTAACTCATCATCATCACTCAACAAAGGTGCTGGTGATTCAAATTCAGACTTATCATAGTTCTGATAACCTTCAACCTTACGAATCTTTAACTTGAAGTTGGCACCTTTCCATAAATCAAATGGATTGATTGCCTGTTCATCTTCAAACTGAGGATTCATGGCTTCTGAAATCTTATCAAAGATTTTCTTACCAAACTTAAACAATTTGACCTGACCTTCATTTTCAGGATGTTTTGGGTCTGATACAATATAAACGTTGGCAATGTAATTTAGTTTACGTTTTTGCTTACGGACAATATCTTTATTTGCTTCAATACCAGAATTCCACAATGCAGAATTATGTTCACAAACAGGACATTTTTCATCTTTGGTTGTCAAACAATTATCGATTAACCAACCACCTGGACCTTGAAATCCATGTGAGAAGATTTTAACCCATGGTAAACCATCTTCACCATCTGCTGCCGAAGCAGGCAGAAAACGAATCGTAGCCATGCCGTTGCCAGCTTTGTCTACTTCTGGTCGCCAGTAGTTATCGGATTTATCGTTGCCCTCGGATGAGGTATTGAGTGCCTCGATTGCTTTAGATAGTTTGTCGAGGTTGCCAGATTGGCGTTTGAGGTTCGCAAATGAACTCATAATTTACTTCCTTTCGTATAAACGGATTATTAACGGTGTATAAAAAAACGGCTTGTCCACATACTTCTCATTATATAAGAATATTTATCCAATGTCAAGTATACATTTTCAAAATACCGATGGTAGTTAAGGCATCTGTGTGAAGTATACCAATACCACCATCTACTCTCCATTGGTCAATGTTTACGCCTGTATCATCAATCAATAGATGGTCTGGTTTGGCATAGGTTCGTTTTAACCTTTTGCCTGGTACTAAATTAATTGGATAATGAATACCATGTTTCAGTAACCATTCTGTCTTTTGTGGTGCAATCGCATCATGTCTTTTTTCAGAAGCTGTTGAAGATAAAATCTCAACAGGAATACCTGTGCTATCTAAAAATTGTAACAATAATTTTGCATCTTGGGTCATGTCTAGTTTGGCAAATTGTCCTGTTTCAATGAAGTTATCAAACAATTTATAAAACTCTTTCTTGTCGTCCGCTTCTTTTGGTGACATTCTATACAACTGTCTGTATTGTTTGTCAAAGTCAGCAATCACACCATCCATGTCCAAGTATATCTTGGTAACTCTACGCATATTCTTTAATCTTTTCTTTTAAAATCTGTTTAAACTTTTCTTTATCATAATGTAGAAATGCTTTATACTTTTGGCATTTCATTTTAAAATTTGGCCACACAATATCATCATAGATTTGTTTTTCCCACATCGGAAAGAAATTCATAATATCATCTAAAATGATAAGTGTTTCAATTGTAATATCACCTTGTTGAGCACATTGCATTAATAATGGAAATTCATTCTTTCTAACCATTAATAATTCATTTGGTACATCAACTCTATCTAACAGTTTAATTATATCAGACTCAAAGGTATAAGTCAAGCTTTGTATTCTTTTCTGCCACTTCTTATAATTTTCTTCAGAATCAGGTCCTATTATATCACCGACCCATTGAATATCGCTTACCAAAAAGTTGGCAAGATAATAATCTTTTAATTCTGTCAATCCAAATTTACGAGATAAACGGTAGAATGAATACTTGTCTTTTCTGGTAGAGAATGTGGTTTTGGTAACATTAGTCTTACCATTGTATTTGATATAGTCGTAACTATCGGATGTGAAATGCAACTTTAACGCATGAAATAATGCGTAAGCGGCAAAACCTGAATTTTCAATCATAACAATTTAAAGAGGTAACTTTGAACTCTTTTTAATCAAATTTAATTCTTGTGCTTCTTCTTTAATCTTTGCTTTGAGAGCGGAAGAAATTAAAGTGGATGCCACTTCAACTTCTAATCCTGTTTCTTTGCAATGGTGTAGAATGGCATCCATGTGATTACATTTCAATTTGGATGCCAACTCCTCAATCATCATACTAAATTCTTTAATCTCACCTTTTGTTGGCATATTATATTTTACTTCTCTCTTTATAAAAAATGTGGTTACCAATCTGTGTAATTTTTGGTAAATTCCAATTAGGCTTCACATAATTGGCATGATAATACATGGCCTTCTCTTTGTGTAGTGTAACATGAGCAACTTCAGATGTCAAGGCTTTCTTTGCAACAAGTACCGATTCTTCCCATTGGTATGGGTTACGAATCATACTGTATGCCTGATTACAGAACCAAGAGAACTGGCAGACCATTCTACCATTCACTTCATCTTTTTGTTTTACAACACCACAAACGGTCTTTGGAAATTTGCCAGAGTTTACACGATTGAGTGTTACTTGTGCTACTGCCAGTTTACCTTCAAAGGACTCACTAGCAGATTCATAATAAATGTTTTCAGCAAGGCATTGTACCTCATTACTGAAATGATTGCCAAGGTTTGAAACAGTTACTTTGTTTGCTTGTGCCTTGGCTACGGGAATTAGTAGATTAACTGCAATAAGAGCTGTTGAGATTGCAATTAAAAATTTATTTGTTACTTTACGGTTGAAATACATTTTTCTTCCTTATTGATTACGGCGGCCAAACTTCTGACCGCCTTGGTCTCCAATTACGAATTAGTTTTCGATTTTATTTTAACTTCAGGTTGTGGAGGGGTTTGAGAAACGAATAGATTGAGGGCTTCTGCCTTCTTAACTATATCTGTTTCTGTGGGGAATGGTGGCAATTCGGGGATATCAGGTGATTCTAAACCGGCAATTTTTGCTGCCTCAACCTGTGTGTGCCATTGTTCTAGTTTAGCGCTTCTGTTATATGAATACTCATCAGATACTAAACCTTGTGCCATTTTTAATAATTCTAGGCGAATTTCATATGGTGTCATACTTTCACTCCTGTGTGTGTTAATGTGTGTAATGTATCAGCGGTTTGTGTGTTGCTGATATATTATTTATCCAGGTGATTCTGTTGCTAAGTTCACCTGGTGAAACTCCGCTTACCTATCAGGCAGCAAGTGCAAACTTATTATCGTTAGCGTTTAATTTAATTAGTGATTACGCCTTCTCTGGCGATTCTCCATTGTTCTAATTATTGCCATGTCGAATCTAGGCACCCCCATCAGAAGTATATTGCCACAACTATAATGTGTGTTTGCTACCGATAACTCGGTTTGTCAATATACTTTTGGTGGAGGTGGTGGGAATCGCACCCACGTCCACAACAACTTTGAAACAACTTCTACGAATTACTTCAATACAAAAAGCATTGCAAACACAGCCAATGCAAAAGCACAGGCACCAGTATAAAATGCAAAACTTTTTACTTTAACTTGTCTTACACAATCTTTGCTAGGCATTACAGGATCCTTTCTAGTAACCAAATAACAAAAAGAAAACTTAAACCACCAGCCAATATTTTTAAAGCTCCCAATTGTCTTTCGTTCTGCTCGGGAGTGCAGAGTTTTTTCCAATGCTTATTCATAGAGTCCTATTATAAGTGTTTATACTTATTTAGTCAAGCCATTCACTCAATGTTTACCATTTTTCTCATAATATGAAATGGCATTGACTAGGCCTGTTATGTGGTCCTCAGTCTTTTGTTTGAACACGATAGGACTTGAATCCTCAACGGCCATGACGATAACCAAGTCATGGATAGGTTCACCAATCAACTCCTCATACATCAAGGCATAGGCAGATGTTTGCCAGAAGTAATCTTCGATATCTTCGTGGCTCTTAATCTTTTTGGATGTTTTAAAATCGATTACCGAAAGCACACCATCAAACTCAGCAATACAATCCACACGACCCGCCATCTTTAATTGTGTAGACCATAACGCCTGTTCTTGATAATGAATGTTGTTGATACGATTGAGATGTGGTTTGATTGATAAAAACATTTCATGTGCATCAGGCATTATATTACCCAATGATTCATTGTTTAAATATTTTTCACACAAAGTATGCACATTGGTGCCACGAGAGGTTGCTTTCTTTGTAATGGCATTGGCAACATCTTCACCCACTTTATTACGCCATGCTTGAAAGATATGTTTCTTTTGGGCACCAATTACTGTAGTAACCGATGGTAGTTTTGTACCATCAGGCAGTTTATAGAATCTTCGGCCATCAGGAAATGTTTCTGATTTCAGGTCTTGTAATTGTTTTGGTGGGCAGTAATTAAACATTTTCTCTCATTTTTAAAAAACTATTAGTCCAACTTTTTAACACCATGGCATTTGGTGCATTTCTATCTATCTTTTGTTTTATATCGGTTGATAATGAAATACGCAAATCATTTGATTTATTTGATTGAACTTCATGAACAATATATGCTGGAAAAAATATCAACATCCCTTCTTCAGGTTCAATGTGTATATGTTTTAATTCTGATTTATCATTATGAGCAAATGCACCTTTATCATCAATAATATTTTCTGTGCTGAGTAATACTAGGTCACCAGAATTTTCTTTTGCACGAATATAATAGGTGGCTGTGAGTGATGCATCATTGTGTGCGTGTGCTTCAATACTTTCACCTGGTTCTTTGATATTGGCCCATGCCATCACATAATCTGGTTCTATATTAAGTTGTTGTGCTTCTGATATTAAAGAGAATACGTGCTTCTTGACGGCCAAATTTATAATACTCTTTAGATAATTTAAATGTGGTCGGTCATATTCCCATAAACTATCTTTGGGATTGCCATCACGACCTGTTGCAATATCTTTGGCAATCCAATAAAGTTCTTCTTCTAGTTCCCAATTGAATTGACTATTGAGGCCTGTTTGAACTGCCCAATATGGTGACACCCACCAATTACTTTTTACAATATCCATTATTCTTTCTTTGTAACAAACTTCTCTTTAATCTTATCAAAGTATGCAATCTCATCTGGTGTAAGAGTTACTTCATCCATATTCTTACGATATGTAATGGCATCTTGTTCCATTAATTGTATATTACCAGTATACTTAAAATGATTTGTAATTTGTTTTGTATCGTAGGCATCCATAATGATGTGATAACGATCCTCATCCGAATCATTACGAATCTGGTGCCACAAATTTACCCACATAATATACACAGAACCGTCAGCAGGCAGATGTAATGATTTGCCTTGGCAGATATGCACACTTTTCTTATTAGTGATTAATGGAATGTGAATACGAGCCATGTAATTATTTGTGGCTGCATCTTTGTGTACCAAAGATTTAGAATGTGCTTGTAGGCATGAAACTCTTGCTCGGCGTGGATAGAATCCCAATTCTTCTAATTGGTTCAATACTTCTTTAATATAACCTGTGCAACCTTGTGTTGGGTTTTTATGTTCAAATGCGTGAGATACATTGAGGTACTTCATGGCTCTATAGTTGTATTGACCATTAGGAAAAAACATATCATTTGTTTCTTTATCATCTGAGTGATATACTTCCCAACCATCTCGCCAATCACCGGTACGAGATAATAATGTCCAACCACCAAAGCCATGATATTCTACAGTTTCAAATTCTTCACCTTGTATTTGTTGTTTACCAAGTGTAAATACTTTTTCTTCTACTTCTTTTCGTAGTCGGTCAATATCTACTTTGAAATCTAATTTTTCAATCCACATCATAAGTTTCCTGTTTCGTGTAACATATTACATACATCATCATAATTATATGTATTCGTTGCCAAAGACAATCCTAATCGTTCTGTAATATCACCAATTGGTTTTACGCTGTGTGGTTGACTTACATCAAGCACCCATGCATCATATTGGTTGGCAATAAAACTGCCAGCTGGCACTAAATCTATTTCATCAAATATAAAACCTTCTTTTTGATTTTCTATCTGATATTTTTTAGGTTCACCTTTAAATTTATAAAAGTGTGTGGTACAGTTACTTGTTTCAATATAAAAATTAATTGTTACCATAATACCTGTATCGGTATGTGGAGGTATTATAGTATTAATTTTCATTAATGTCAAGCAAAAGTTCTCTCGATATTGGTTAGGTACCAAACTAAAGAGAGAATCAGTATTTGAGTAGTTGATGTTGAAGTATTCGATGCCTTTAAATTGGCCGTCTACCTGTTCACCAAATTGTATGCGAGAACCAGTTATATCAAATGGTTTTGGATTGAATTTGTTTTTTAGTTTTAAGAACATGACGAATCATAATATACTAAGCCTTAGAGGCTTTCCATTCTTCATAGGCACGAATAATTGGGCAATCATAATCCCAATTAATGCCTTCGTGTGGATTGGCATTGGCTGCTGCAAAGCGTTTACCTTGGACGTGTTCAATGATATCGATACCAGGATGTAGTATTTTTTCTAAAATATCAGCATACTGTTCAATCATTTGAAAGAATTGAACTTTATCTTCTGGTGATAAATTCAATATGTCATTACCTAATTGATTATCAAAGTAATGAACAATGTGTTTTCTATAAGCATTGAGTTCTTCTTCGGTTACTGTACCATCACGATTTAAATCAGCATCAGCCACACCATCAGCATTGAGGTCGATATCTTTTAAGTTAATGTTAATGTCTGTCATTTAGCAAATCCTTGAACAAATTTTGTTTTTACATACATTTTAATTTTATTTAATTTATTAGTTGTTTTAACGTATGTTGTGGCGTAAAAATAACTACCTAAACACAAGAACCACATCATCCATGATCCAAATAAACCTAATTTATATTTCTTAGGTAAACTAAACACAAATTTACAAATTGGTCGGCCGATATTCATTAATATTTTACCAACTTCATTGTCATTCTTAACAGCACCCATAAGATATGCCATGTGTTCCGACCAAGGTGTAGCTATTTTATAAGCCCATTTTGTTGTTGCTTCTTTTTGTTTTTGGTTTCGTTCTTCTTTATTAACCCAAAACATAAAGTTAGGACCTGTGCCATCCATCCAAGCAGTTACAGTTTTTGCCCAGCGTATGTAACCACGATATACTACTTTATCATTTTTCTTTAACCATTCACCATATTGTTGGTCAGCAGCAAATATTGAATATGGCATCATTCCAAATTGATGTAATTTTGTGCAAATAATTTTAGAGCAGTTGCAAGCACAATTACAATTATATGATGTTTCTGATGTGGTACAATTGTAAGGTGTTGTTACACAATTACAGTTTGTTTGTAACCAGTTTTGTGTATCACAGTTGGTACAGTTTACAGAACCTGAAATGAGGCAGTTATTACACTGGATATTACCACAGTTACAGTTACTTGTGCAGTTACCATTGTTGCAATTGCCTTGTGTGTTATTCTGAAAGAAATTTAAATTATAAAAATTATTCATGGCCGGTGTGGCTGGCCGTTGAGTAGGTACAATCTGGTCGTTTAGAAATTGTAGGCTGGATGAGAAGGTAGGTGCTTGACCTATCTCACTATTTACGTCAGCAAAACTAATTGTTCCAGATGATGGTAATGTCATGGTTATTACTCTTTAATTGGTTACTTCTGTATTTATACCATCGGCCAATCGTGACTTTCCGTAGACTTCCACACCTTCAATCTCGCCAATTTTTTCACTTACTACTTTGATTGGTATAATCTTTTTCTTTGGTTCTTCTTTGTGTTCATATACGGTACCCCAAATATCTTGGCGTTCCAATGGTAATTCTGGATGTTTGATTAATACAGGAATATAACCTGTCATACGAGCCAGAGCTACAGCAAAGAGAGCCACATTGTCTGAATAGGAGTTGGCACATGATATATCCCAAAACTTTTTATCTAAGAACATACAGGCACCTTTACACAGGTGCAATACAGGACATTTAGGACATTCTTTACGATTTGACCAATGGGTTGAGGTTTTAATCTCAACCTTATCGAATTCTTTTAGATTACCACCATGATGTGATTCACCATTTTTACCTATCTCTAGAGCACTTACGTTCTGACAGGTCATTACATTACCACGCAAATCAACTGCCATAACGTGTTCATCATCCATGCCACATTTTTGTCCAAGATATTTTGATTCTGAGTGAGATAGAACTGCCTGAGTAAAACCATCTATCTTACCTAATTGACCAAAGAAACCAATTTGACCATTGGTTACATAAATGTCTGAGAAGGCTGTTTTGCGGTAATCAAAGTGTTCAGCTTTGGTCTGTAAACTATTCTGCATACCATCTTCATCATAACTATCTACAATACCACCTTCACCAAGTTTAATATCAGGATCACCGGTAAGATTGACGAACCACTCATAGATTTCTTTACGAGATTTGTTTTTAGAATTCATCATTGGATTAAAACTGATACCTTTACCCAAACGGGACATAGCACGATAGAAATCTAAAATGATTTTCTTTTGGTCTGGATCATCAAACGGATCAGGACCACGAACTGATTGACCAGGTCCATCATGTGAGATTGATACAGAAAAATCCATCATCATCAACCAATCACAAATATCTGGTGTAAGAATAGAACCATTAGTAATTACAGAGAATCGTGGTTTATTTTCCCAATGTTCAAATCGGTCACGAATGGTCTCTGCCAATGGTTTCATGGTTTTCCAATAAACAAATGGTTCACCACCCCAAAACTCAATTGAGAGTCCTTTCTTTTCATCAAACTCTAATGTATCAAACATTTCCATGAAAGCATCAATGTCTTTCTTAGATGTTTCAGGCATACGTTCAACAAACTTCTGTGAACAATAATCGCATGAGTAATTACAACTCAAACCCATTTGAATTTTGAGTATTTGAACCTGTTTAGATTTTTTAAGTGGGTGGTCTTTGTCGAATGGACGATATGGTGTGAGATTGTGGTCGTGAATTGTGCCTTCAGGAAATTGAAAGGTAATTCCATCTTCACTCTTTAGTATGTTTGTTTCATTATCATAATAAAATATTTTTTTATCGTTTGCACTTCGTTCAGAGTGTATTTCAAATATCATTTCAATTCCAATTTGTTTTTAATGATTGTATATATCTTGTTACTTTTTCATGTTCTATTGTTTGTTTACTGTATTCAGCCAATTCTTGCCTTACTCTTTCCTTGTTGGCTGATTCGTAGTATAGCCGCTGTTGTTTTGACATCATTCGCTTCTTGCTCATCCGTTCTCCTTTGGTCTTTATTATATTTTCGGACACGCTGAGCTTTTACTATGGGGACAATTTTATCATTGACACCTCGCCGTTTGGTTAATAGAATAGGGGTTTGAGTATTGAATACTACCATTCTCTAGGCAACTTTGTCTTGTGTGATTTGTGTAAGGTATTTCCTGGTACTGTATCTTTGATTCTTTGTATGACACCTTTCTCAAAGGCAGAATCGGCAGTCTTGGTACCTGGTACAGACATACGACCAACATCACCGAAAACTGGTAGGTTCTCGGCTGAGTGGTATCGTTGTAAATGTGGATTATTTTGTATGAATTCGTCTAACACCGTGTAAGACATACGGTGTTCTTCAATTTGTTTGGTTTCTTTATTCAAAAAATCATAGGTTGGCATTAACTATACTCATGGGCAAGTGATTCATTCATTTTTCGGAACCATTCTTTCATAAAGACTGGCACTTCTCTTTTATTTATCTTACCTTTCCATGACCAAAGGTGTGATTTATTCATACGATAATAGTTATGGTAAGATTGTAATGAATTGCCTGGTACTTTACAGTCATCTGGCATGGCAGGTGTAGGACCAGTAAACGAACCAACTGGACAATTATCTGGTACCCGAGCCAAGTCAGGTATCAATCGTGCCGTGGCATGAACCTTACCATAACGATATGTAAACTCTTTGAGTAATTCACACCACATATTATAGAGCCAAGTATAGTTTGCTTTGCTTTGGCGAACCCATATGGCTGATGGATGATTCATCATTGTGGGTTTCATCAATCGTTCTTCACGCTCATCTGGTAGTCGCCACCGTTTAATATTACGATTATTGGTTGTTTTACCAAGGTACATCTCACCATCAAGCACACGGTGTGCAGTAGAGAGTAACTGAGCATACTCAATCACCATTTTACAAACATGGCGGTCAACGTGCATTTCAGCACACTTCACAGGATCATTATCAAGATAAAATATATTCATAGCATTCTAATTAAACCGATTGTATCAATAGTAGTTAACAAGATGTAGTTAGCAAGCATCCCAAATGATTTCCTAGTGTAACTAGCCCAAGCATACATAGCACAGCCAAGAATCCAAACAGGATATAAAACAAGTAACGGTGGGTTCGGAACGGTAAGTGCCATAGTAATAGAGCAACCAATACTAATAGCCCAAGCCAACAACTCAACAATAAAACGGAAACG